GTCATTGTTAATAAGTTGTCTAAAAATATTAAGGCCGGCACCTAAATTTTCAACATCAACCCAGAACACAATGACTCATGTTTCCAAAATGCTGCATGCTCTGCTTGCACATCAATCACTTCCTCCATAAATTTAGTTTGAGAGAACCGTTGTTCCAACAATAGTTGCTCATCTGGTGTAAAACCAAATGCATAATAGAAACTCACACGCGCATCGGCTGTGATTGTCTCATCTTGTGCAACCAATCCTTCCATCCGCTGTGCAGCGGATGTGTTCCTGTTAATTTGTCGTAACATGCCATCTGAACACTCAATGCTGTCCCGCATGAACATCGTATACCAGGCATGCATAACCGGCACACCACAAGTAATACTACGTCCACAATTACCAACCGCATGCCTCCACTTCTTCAAAACATCAGCGTTTTGAATGGGTACAAGGCACATCGGATCTTTGCGGAAACATGCACGCACATCGCGCACCATACACCAACCATTAATTGTCAACACTGGACTTGACTGGCAAAAGACAATCTGTTCAAACACATCAACGGCAGGCTCGATTTCCATACGGAAACCTTTGGTGGCGAAAAACTTGGGCAACCCACACATGAATTGCGCCAACTCAGCGCGTTCAAGTATGACCACACAATCATCACCATTGTTACACAACTCAACGGTGGTTTTTGTGTGGTATTGCCACGCCCATATGAGCGCACACATGATAATGCAGTTTCCCATAGATGTGTTCAAATCCCCTGAGGCACGTGTGCCTTTCATGCGGAATTTGACCTTACCATCATGGCAATACGCAATGCCCACATTGTTCAATTGCCACAAGAGCAATCTTTTAAGTTCGGGATCTCTCCAAAACACTCCAAGATAAATGGAATGTTCGTACTTCAATGCGGGCACAGAAACATGCATGTCGAATTTCTTGGCATCCAAACCAACAGCAACGGGATCTCTAAACCTCCCCCATTTCCTTCTAATGACATCCGCAGTGTCATTAACATTCAACCCTTTAATAACCGTATGCCTGGTGGCACTGCAAAAAGTTTTATTAATAGCGCGATAAACACGTTTCTCTAAAAACTTCAGGCGCCTCCCAAGCACAAGGTTAAATCGCGCTGCACGCGGATTAATTCCGCGCGGCGCTTTCTTCAAGTCCTGCTTCTCGAATTTTACGAACATGGTCAAGCGTGCATCTCTCTTGCACACACGATCTGAGCTTAACGAGGCAGCGGCCTTCACATAAATTTGCCGTTTAGGCCCTGTGTACGCTTCCACTACTTGTGAAATAGGCACTACAGGGGCTCGACCAATCTTTGTGACGACCATCTCCCTAAATAAACTCAAACCGCGATCATTTTCGTAAGCGGAATGCCGCACATCCAGCGCTGGCTGAAAAACACCTCCTCCAACATCACATAGGAAGTATCTTTCAGTCAGAGCTGTTTGCACAGCACTAATGTCATTATTGTACACTCCTAAAGAGTGCACGGGTCCAAGGTTACACAAGTAGACAAACTTGCGAACCTTTGCGAACAGCCCGTTTGGTACAACGGTCAGAACCCCGCGTTGCTCAGGTATGGCTCTATGCCTCACTACAGCAACGCTTCCCGTGTACCTTACCGGGCATCCCTACGCAAGTGCGTCAAGGGAAGGTTTTGCCCGTGGCCGGCTATTCAGCCAGCGTTGGAACCTCCCCATCCGCGCTTCGTGCGTAGCGACACGACAATGCACATCCTCACGGAAGAAAGTACGCAAAATGTACGGCATATGCTTTCCAGCATCTCCAGACCGCACATTATAATTACGCATCAATCGGTTTGCTTCACTTGAAACCAACTTCACGTTGGCATCATTTTCAGCGCACTGACCGATGCGATAACGCACCTCATCTACGACAGCTACAACGAGAGACGCAGAGAACCCAGAATCCTTCTTAAGAGGAATGGTGGATTCACTGCGTGAACTCAAGTTGCAGCCACGCGCAGCTTCACGCGATATGGCAGCATCGATAGCAGTCTCCGCCCCACAATAATCGTAGGTAACGAGAGATTGCAACTTAATTTGCCGCAATCTGCTATCATGCATGTGCATATCTTTCTGTTCGTCGGAAACGGTACAACACAACAATTGCATCACAGTGGACGTGTACATCCACTCTGCAAAAGCTGCCTTGCGCCGCACCCACCATCCTTCCCACACACCTCTTCCAATGCCGAGGTGTCTAATCTCGGCAATTGGTGTAACATCAACATCACACAGGTCAGCGAAAGTGGTGCAACCAGGTTGCACCACTTCGATATCGGGGGTTTCATAAATCGTCATCATAGTAACGCTTTAAGAATGGTGTTTCCCAGCAACTGGCTGGGTCAGGGGAAGGTGGAGATCCCACTCCCCCAGGCATCACAGCTCCTGGGTTGCTGGATGGAGCGGCAGATGCTAACCTACCCGACACTCGTAATCTCCAACGGCAGACTTTGCCACCTCACACACGTGACCAAGCCCTTGGGATCCCCTTGCAACGACGCACAAGCCACAGGTTCCCCACTTTTGCATCAGAATCAACTGTCCAGAGCCTCGGCATACGCAACTGGACGACGCA